TAGCAGTTTTAGATCCTGCTTTATTATAATGTAAGAATACTTGACCGCAATTTTTACCTTTAAATTCTTCTCTCCAATGTTCTAAATCACATCCAGAATAAATTAACATATCTCCAGGTTTAAGGTCGACTTTAATTCCAGCCTGACCTACTTTACCTGTTGGATCTAAATAGATTGGCCATTCATCTCCACCTAGATTTAATGTTGTTGAAATTTCACAAGAGTATCTATCTTTATGTCTTGCTAGTACATCACCTTCTTTATAAATTCTTGCATAAGAATAAGTTTCACTTAATTTTAAACCAGTATGTTTTTCCATAACAGGTTTTACTTGTTGTAATAATGTTTCCATAGCAATGTCAGAATAGTGTGAATATGTATTTGGAACCTGTTCATCATTCCATACACCAAAGTATTCTGTAAATGGTGAAATGTATTTGTTATCAAATAAAAATCTTGCAACTTGTCTTTTGTTTAAAAAATATTGATAAACAAATGCAGCTAACTCAGGTGAGATAGCTCCTTTTAAAACTGTGTATTTATTTTTTTTGAACGACATTATTTTCTCCTTGATAGTTTAAAACTGCTTTTGGTATTGCTTGACAATTCCAATGTATAAATCTAAATGGCTCGTAACCCATATCTACAATATATTGATGAGGCATATATGATGGAAAGAAAATCATTCTTCCAGGTTTTACCTTATAATGTATTTGTGAGGTTGCATAAGTAATATTAGATTTATCTTTTTCTGGTAATAAATTCATTACATTACCAGGTCTTGGGTCTTCAAACATTGGCATAGATGTTTTATCTGAAGCTTTTAAAAAATAAAAACCAGACATATGTCCGTTCCAATGAGTATGCAAAGTATGATGACCTGCACCTTTATGTGAAAACTCTTGTACCCACATTTCTGTAATAAATACTTGATAATTAGTTAAATCAAAACCTATTTCTAATAATAAATTATGAGATGTTGCTCCAATGTAATTTTGTAACTCTTGAAATTTTGGGTCTCCAATTAATGATGTTGAATGAAAGACGTGACCCATATCACCTTTATTACCAAACTTTTTATTTCTTTCATCAATAGCTGGTTTTAAAGTTTTTCTAGATGCTTCAATATATGGATCAGATGCTTTATTTAATTCTTTTACATATTTTTCTTGATCTGCATACCAAACAGGACAAGCAAAGTATTGCTCTCTTGCAAGTTGTTTTGGATAGCCTTCTTCAATAATCTTTTTTGTTTTTTCTTTTCTAGCTTTTGCTTTTTTTCTTTTCATATTTCTCCTATCTAAATGGATATCCTAAGTTCCAAATTACCAAACTATTTCGTTCACCACTTTTAACTGGACATACTCTATGCCATACAAATGAAGGAAATACAACTAAAGATCCTTTAGGGAGTATCTCTTTACATTTAACAATATTAGCTTTTTTATCAGGATCTAAATTTCTAAAATCAAATTCTAATTCACCACCTTTATAATTTTTTGGATCAGATAAAGTAACGGTTACAGATAATTTTCTAATTTTTCCATTTGTTGGATCTTGTAGATTTTGTGTTTGATAAGGTTTATCCCAACTGTCACAATGCCAATCATAATATTGTCCTTTTTTATATTTTGTAAATTGACAAGACTCAGACCAATCCCAATTAAAGTTCCAACCTGCACTTTGATTTGCTTGATGCACATAAGGTTGTATTTCTTTATACACCCATCTATCATTCATCCAAACAATATCTGAATTTCTTTTCTTTTTTAAATCAGTAACTTCTTTTGAATTTAATTTATCTTTACCAAAACCACCAGTGACTGCCATTTGATCTTGCATTTGATGACCATACTTTACAATGTCATCACAAATTCTTTCAGGGATAGCTGATTGAAAATACCAGTAATAGTTTGTTAAATTCATATACCTACTTTCTAATACTATTTAATACTATTTAAAACAAAAGTAAATACTAAGAAACAGTCAAGGTTCCAGAAGCTGTGAATGTAGCAACTTTAGCTCCACAAGGTGCGCAAGTAATTGTGTTTGTACAAGGACTTGCTGCTAATGTAGCTTCACTAGGAGCTCTTATAATTATAATACCTGAACCACCAGTACCACCTGAATAAAAACCACCAGAATAACCTCCTCCTCCACCACCACTTCCAGTGTTTGCTGTACCTGCACTACCATTAGAAGATGAACCACCATTTCCTCCTCCACCTGTTCCACCAGAACCAGCAGTTTGTCCAGAACCACCATTAGCACCTCCACCTCCACCACCTGTTCTTGTAACAGCAGAACCAGTTATTGAAGAAGATAATCCATTACCACCAGGTCCTCCTTGTGCAGATGCTGAATTAGTACCTGCTGAACCAGCTCCACCACCTCCACCACTTGCGTCAACAGGAGAAGGAATTGCGTCACCACCATCAAAACCTTGACAAGCTGTACCACTTCCACCAGCTCCTGTTGGACTATTATTTTTATTTCCACCACCACCAGAACCACCTGGATTAGCGTCACCAGTATTGTAAGCAGCACCTCTACCACCTCCAACAGATGTAATTGTTGTTATTCCTGTTCCTGATATAGATGAATCATTACCATCAAAACCAGCATCGCCAGGGTCTTGTACACCAGAACCTCCAGCACCAATTGTTACTGTATAACATCCTGTTACAACTTGTGCTAAAGGAGTTTCAGATGAGCCTCCCCCACCAGAAGTTTCACAGTTAAAAGAGTTTCTATAACCTCCTGCACCACCACCGCCTCCAAGTGAACCACCAGATCCACCTCCAGCGATAACAAGATAATCCATTTCATATACTATAAACTGTGGCCACGTTCCTTGTTGCTTGGCTGCTAATTGAGATTTTAAATTCCATACACCACTTGCTTTGTTTAATTCTTTTACGACTACGATTCCTGAACCGCCACCACCGCTTGGTACGGAAGCTCCTGGTCCAGCACCACCACCGCCTCCACCTCCAGTATTAACTGTTCCTGGATTTCCTGGTCCAGTTGATCCTGCTCCACCTCCACCTAATCCACCAGCTCCTGCTCTTACATTAGGTGCTGGACTTGGGCCAGCAGCCCCACCTCCACCGCCTCCAACTGCACTAACTGGTGCTCCTGGAAATATACTTGAAATATCTAAACCTGCTCCACCTGCTCCTGCTCTTCTTGGGTTACTTCCACATCCACAATCTCCTATTCCAGCTTCTCCAATGGCAGAATATCCTCCACCGCCACCACCAACGTCTCCTCCTAAATTTGGACTAGCAGATCCACCCGCATTTCCTTGACCTGGTGTTCCTGCTCCACCAGTTCCAGCTGCGTTAGCTCCACCACCTGATCCACCTGATCTACCACAGTTAGGAGAAGCACCACCTCCACCACCGCCTACAGCAGTGTAAGTTGTACAGCCAATAACTAAAGTTGAATTATTTCCATCATTACCAGAAGCACTTGATGGTGCACTTACTGGAGCCGCTCCTGCTCCTATTACTACAGCTCCTAATGCTGATCCTCCTGAAACTGGAATATTTTGATTATATATAACACCACCTGCTCCTCCTCCACCAGAATTATCCATTCCAGCTCCACCTCCTCCAGCTACAACTAATGTATCTATTAATCTTGTACCTGGTTGAGTAGTAACTGCTGATGGTGATGATGATGTTTTAGATGTGACAGTACACTTCCCGAAAGAAGTTTTATTTGCTTTACCGATTATACCGCCGTTATTTCTGGCCATTTAAGTCTCCTATGCGGACACCCAAGATGTGCCATTCCAATCATATATCGTTGGTGTTTCCGCTGTGTCGTTTGATTTAGTTGCTGTCCAACCTTTTGTATTGTCAGCACTATATTTATCTTCATCCCATCTGATAATATATCTCCAAACAGATGGATCTACTCCATCATCTGTGATTGTTGGATAAGCAATAGGTGCTTGCCAATCGTCATTTGAATCTAATGACCAAGATGCGAAAGGTTGTGGTAATATAAATTTATCTTTTGTTGAATCATATCTCATACCTATTCCAGCATATTGTTTTCTGAAATTAGCATTGTAAGAAGTTTGTTTCCAAGTTCCACCTTTAAAAAAATTAACGCACCAAGTTTCTCCATCAACGTGCATATCGTTATCACCTAATGGTCCTGCTGCTGTTGCTATATCATTTCCTACTACAACA